ACTCAAATACAAGTTGTTGGCGGTAATCAAACAACATCTAGATTCATTTATCTACCAGACGCAGACGGTAACTTTGCTGTCACATCTTCATCAACTGGCGTTATAACTCTAGGTACAGATACATCTGGAAATTACATGACGGACCTTGTGGCTCCGGCGGGTTCATTTATTGACGTAACTCATACACCAGGTGAAGGTTCTACTGCGAGTATTTCGCTCAATAGGGCAATAACTCTCAATTCACTACTAATGTCGCGTGCTGTTAATCAGCCAGCCGGAATATCAATTCAGGGAACAAACGACTCGCTCGGCTACCTACAGTGGACTACTACAGCTACAAGAACGGTAACAATCCCTGACGCTAGTGGAACAGTTGCGCTATCCTCAGCATCAACTGGAGTGATTGCTCTCGGTACAGACACAACTGGCAATTACGTTACAGACCTTGTTGCTGGTAATGCAATAACAATTTCCCATACGCCAGGCGAAGGTTCAACTGCTTCTATATCAATCGCAAATGGGGCTATAACCACAGAGCAAATTGCTAATGGAACTATTACGAATAGCGACATAAGCGAGAGTGCAAATATTGCCCTGCTGAAACTGCAGAGTGGTTCCGCCGGACAGCTGATAGTTGCAAATGCGTCTGGCGTCCCAGCATACGTAAGCGCGGCGGGCGACGTTGTTCTAGACGCATCTGGAAATTTCTCAATCACAGAAAATGCTGTAGCGCTAGGCACCAATACAACCGGCAACTATATGTCTGATGTCTATGGCGGTACTGGGGTAACAATTAACCACACTGCTGGCGAGGGTTCTACTGCAAGTATCTCAATTGGACAGGATGTTGCGACAAGCTCGAGCGTCACATTTGCGGCCATAACAATGACTGGGACTGTCACTGGAGACACAACGGTAGCAACAAAAGCATATGTAGATAATGTTGCTTCCGGTATTCACTATCACCTAGCGGCAAACTACGCAACTACGGCGGTTCTCCCAAATGGACCAACATATAGCAATGGAACAAGTGGTGTTGGCGCAACTCTAACAGCTAGCGCTAACGCCAGACTGGTTGTAGACGGATCTAACGTATCCACTGGAGACAGAGTTCTTGTCAAAAACCAAGCCGATGCAAAACAAAATGGCATATATGAGTGCACGGAGCAGGGCTCAGTTTCTATCCCGTGGGTACTGACGAGAGCATCTGACTCAAATAACTCAATTGCTGGTCAGGTCAAGACGGGTGACTCGCTATTTGTTACTGGTGGAACAGCAAATATCAGAGTTGGATTTACTCTAACGTCAACAGGCAGTGGCGGTGGCGGAGTACATGTACTTGGCACTGATGATTTAACATTTACTGAATTCACTGGCATAAGCGTTTCAACAGCTGGAACTGGCCTTGTCAAAGATGGAAACACCCTCAATGTTGCAACAGCAAATGCTGGTCGAATCGTTGTTAATGCTGATGATATTGACTTAGCCTTAGTCGGACAGACAAATACAACTGGAACCTCTGGTGTTTCATTTGTCCAGTCACACACAGTTGATTCTTATGGTCGAGTAACCGGAACAGTAACCGCAGATGTGCGTGATGCGAGTACAACCCAAAAGGGCATTGCTCAGTTCAGTTCAAGCCATTTCTCAGTTTCGGGTGGTTCTGTTCAAATCGCTAATGGTGCGATTACAGCTGAACAAATCGCCAATGGCACAATCACTAATAGCGATATAAGTGAGAACGCAAGCATAGGTTTACTTAAGCTTCAGAGTGGAACTGCTGGTCAGATAATAGTTACAGATGCAACAGGTGTCCCCCAATATCAAACGCCATCTGGTGATATCACGGTCAATGCTTCAGGTGCATTCACAATTGCAGCAAATTCAGTTGCACTTGGAACAGACACAACTGGCAACTACATGACCAACATAGTTGGATCTGGTGGAATAGTTGTAACTCACACACCAGGCGAAGGCTCAACTGCTTCGATATCGTTTGATCCAGTAATCACATCAAGCAATGCTGGTTCCGACACGACATCGTTTATATCCTCAATTACAGTTAACTCAAACGGTCAGGTAACTGCCTACAATACCAGCTCGGTACAAGATGCAAGTACGACTCAAAAAGGTATAGCGCAATTTAACTCAAATCATTTCGCTGTATCAAGCGGTTCAGTATCCATAGCAAGTAATGCAATTGCTCTGGGGACAAACACAACAGGCAACTATGTTGCAGATGTTGCCGGAGGAACTGGCGTAACCGTAACACATACCCCAGGCGAAGGTTCAACTGCCTCAATAGCAATTGGCCAGTCTGTCGCAACAACTGCAAGCCCAACATTTGCTGCAATAACAACAACTGGCACAGCATCTATAGGCACAAATGCAAGCGTATCGAGCGCTCTATTTGTTGCTGGCGGACAAATAGTTGCAAACGAATCAGCAAGTCAATCAAGAATATCTCTCAGACCGCTAAATGCTGGTGCGCCATACGAAACATTAAGGCTGGCGTCTCAGTACAGCATAGGAACATTCAATACATCTGCTTACATACAGGGAATCAACTTCTCTGGAAACGTTGCATCTGGAATACAGCTAACTACTAGTACCGCTAACAGCGGATTCTCACCAGTAGTAACAATTGGTCCAAGAATTCTTGTTTCAGCAAGCTATGCAAGCGACCTGTCAAGCTCAATGACTTCCGATGCATCTAGTTCCGTTCATCTTGCTGTTCAGCGATCAAACAGTTCATCTGCAGCGTTTGTTTTATATGACCAGGTATCTGGTTCATCAAACATGCTTGAAGTAAGAGATTCATCAAATGCTGTGAGAATCTCTGTGGGGGTATCAGCTAATAACTACATGTTGTATGCTGAGTCGGCAAGCTTGACCACAGCGAGCGTTGGTGCCCTGAATATAAGTAATCTTACTGTTGGTGGGCCACTAACAGTAAGTGGTGATCTAACTGTTAATGGAACTACAACAACAATAAACTCAACAACGCTTACTGTTGATGACCCAATTATTGTCTTAGGTGGAGACACTGCACCAATATCTGATGACAATAAGGATCGTGGCGTTTCATTCCGTTACTATTCTGGAACAGCAGCGTCCGTCGGATTCATGGGATATGACGACTCAACTGGAAAATTTAATTTCCTTACTGGAGCAACAAATTCTTCAGAAGTATTCTCCGGAACAAATGCATCGGTTCAGGTTGGTTCACTGCATGTAGTTGGCGGTGTTGGGGGAGCAGACTTCGTAACACTCAGTGGTGAAAGTTCGGAAGGAAGAGCAAGGGTAAACTACGCCTCGTTTGACCAATTTGTTGAGATGTACTCATCAATGTCTGGACAATTAATTCATTGGAAAACCTCTAATGGACTAACTGCGTCAATACAATTTACTAGTGGTAACGTATTCACAATTAGCAAGCCAATAAGTAGCGCATCACTTTCTAGCGCTTCATTATCAAGTGCCTCAATTGTTGCACCATATGTATCTGGAAGTGTTCAGTTTGATGCGAGCGCAAGCGTAACCTTGCCAGCAAAGACATTCTTTCCAGAAGAGTACTTATCTGTATCATCAAGCGTTACGCTTAACTCAACAACACACAGGTATGCAACCTTGGAAATGACTGCATCGGCTGGAACTTCAGTAATTACAGTTCCGGCAGATGCAAGCGATAACTTCCCAGTTGGGTCAGTTATACAGATAATAAGAGTAGGCGCTGGTGAAGTTCAGGTAACAGCCTCTGCTGGAGTAACTGTAAATAACGCTCTTGGATCTAGACTGCGTGCACAGTGGTCAACTGCTACACTACGCAAGCGGTCTTCCAACACATGGCTTCTGTCTGGTGACCTAAAGGTCTAAAATTAAGAGGATTTTAAAATGGCTGGCGGAGCAAATCAAGAGAAAGAACCAGATCTCCCGAAAGGCGTGGTCCCAAACCTGTCCGGGCTTACGTCCGCCTCCGCGCAAACAGCTGTAACTAATGCTGGATTTATTGGATCTGCATCAACAACAACTCCGATAAATGATGCCTCTGGAACCATAGGTTCGGGAAACTTAAATAAAGTCACATCACAGACAGAAGCAGCAAACTCAGTTCTACCGCTCGGTGAGGTTATTGATTATGTCGTTTCGACGCCATATTTCCCTCCATTTTTCCCACCATTCTTTCCCCCACACTTCCCTCCGTTTTTCCCACCATTCTTCCCCCCACACTTCCCTCCGTTTTTCCCACCATTCTTCCCCCCACACTTCCCTCCGCACTTCCCGCCCCACTTCCCTCCGTTCTTCCCTCCCCACTTCCCTCCGCACTTCCCACCGCATTTTCCCCCATTCTTCCCTCCTCATTTCCCTCCACATTTCCCCCCTCACTTCCCTCCATTTTTCCCACCCCATTTCCCACCGCATTTCCCACCATCGTTTAAGTAGACATGACATCTTTGGACAACATCACTTATCCAATCTCTAAACAAGTAGTTGATGAGATTGAATTGCCAATATCCATATACGACATAAAGGTCTCTTCTGCTGATTTGCGGAATCAAGACCTTCTCGCTGGCCGCAAGGGAAAAGTAACACTTTTATTTAATGTCGCAGCGGGGTGCGGAAACATACCACAGCACTCAGTTCTGGAGCAACTGAACAAGATATATTCATCAGAGCCAGACTTTTCAATAATTGCAGTAACTGTAGATGATTTTGTATGTCATGGGTATCCAGAGTTTCAGAATGGGCTCAACTCTTACATAGAGCAAAACTGTATCCAGTCAACACCTGGGCAGGTGGCAAAAAAGTATGCTGAGGATAACTTCAATACAACATATGAATTTACAGAGTTAACTAACGGTAGATTTGATAAACATACATACGATGAGAATTACGTTCCAGGCTTATTCAAATTGCAAGAACAGCATGAGCTATGGAAGTACTTAACCGGTTCGTATTCAGCTGACCTGAATGAAAATGGCGTTCCGTACCACGAAGAGGACATACCGTGGTCATATGCAGATCCTGTAAAAATTCCAGATGGAGCAAAAAGTTTTGTTCCGTTAAGAGGAAACTTCGAAAAATTCTTAGTCGACAGGACTGGAAGGCGCATAAAAAGATATGCGAATGGTTTCCTTTTGGGGGAACGTGGTGTAACAAATGAAACATTCCCCTGGGTTGAGGAAAAGTATAAAGAGGACGGCAGGCGCGACCACTCCCCAAAGGTTTCTGATGATGGGGAAAAGTGGCCGAGTAAAAAACAGCAGTTCGGTATTAATCTATCTCTTGAAATAATTCGCAGAGATATTGATGGATATTTAAATATCTAAGTAAATTCAATCACTCGTAAAATCCACCAACCTCATAACCTAATTGCTTTTTATCTTCTTCAGTAAACCCAAAAGCATCAACTAGATACTGGGAGTAGTGCTTTACTCCATCAATGAGCTGCATCTGATTTGAAACTCTTCCGGCAGTACTAAGTACTCTTTCCTGCTCGAGTTCCATCCATCTTTTTTTTCCATAAATCTTTTCGTTTAGCAACCATTCCCCAGATCCTTCATGCTGATATTTAACAAAAGAGCGTATTAGAAACTTTGTACCAGAATCTACAGCTTTTACTGCGTGAAAATATGGCTCTCTTCCCGGGAAAACTGGCGATCCAGATGGGAAAACTACGACATCTCCGGCCTCTGGTTTATAGTTGAGAAATTCACCATTGAGGCTGGTGAATTTAATGTCCCCCCCCTCATAGTCATCATTTATGTAAATTGTGCATGTAAGAAGAAAATTTTCAAATCTACTGAAATGTTGACTAACTATATAATCGGTGTGATATTGCATTACATTTCCATTGCCTGTCTCGATTCCCTCATAGTATGCGGCAAAGCTAACTCTTGAAATTATCGAATTATCCGGAATCGGTACATTATTTATTCCAACGTAGTGTGAAAATACTGAACTAATAACGTTCTGGAGTTGCTCTTCTATTGATCTTTCGTGATCGTACATCGGGTTTGAAAAATCTGTATCTAAAACGTTGTATTGTTTTGGCTCGCACAGCCTCCCAAATCCATACCAATCTTTCCATTGCCCAAAATGATATTTACCATCTGAAGAATCAAGCGATTTTCTAAGGATCGAATGTATGTGTTCCTTATTGGGAAGAATATTCCTGTAAACAAATATTTTTGGATATATTTCTTTATAAGAAAGATCAAAATTAATCATATTTTGAATGGTATCAGTCTGAGACTTAACTGATTGGTAAGCGCATTGGCGGACCGTGACGTGAAGTATTATCCTTGTATGTCAATCAGTAGAAGAAATAGTGGGCAAGACCCCATTGTTTCATCATTTGGCAATAATGTAGAAGATCCATTTGCGATCATATATGAAGAGTCACTTGAGCCAAGGGACAGCAATAGGCCTTATCCTGGAAGAAATCTGTGTGGGATAACTGATTTTGACGGATCATCTCTTCCGTGGGGAAGGGTGGGCCTAGAGAAAAATCCAGACTTTGTTTGTATTGGTTGCTCATGCACTGTTTCTATGGGGTTAATTGAAGAGTACTCGTGGCCATCAATTATAAGAAAACTTACTGGGGCGAAGGTCAATAATCTCTCCTCACCAGGTTCTGGAATGGAGTTTCTCTGTTCCGTCGCATTTGACTCATTTGCTGAATTTGGGAAACCCAAAAATGTCTTAGCTCTTTTCCCAGATATTTACAGAATGTGGACAATAAACTCATATGCGGATCTGAGAAACGAGAAAAATCACACAATTCACGCTTCATGGCATACCGACGTTCATGAGTATTTTCTTGATGTTCGCCACTCATTTGCAAGTGGTAGCGATAAGCCAGAAACAGTAAAACCTTTTGTATTCTCTGACAGCAGCGGCAGGAGGGCAACTTCTTCTGTTGACTTAACAATTTTCAATAGCTTTACTTCTCTGGAAATGCTTTTGCATTATTGCAAAATTAATAACATAAACTTTAAATTTTCTTCATGGGATAATGAGCTGAATTACTTACTTTCACAAATTCAGCATTATGAAAACAATTATGTTCAAGCAAAAATTTTTGAGAATAATACACAAATTTTAAAATCACAAAATCTAATAAAAAGCTCAACAAAAATGAACGACACTTGGTGGGATGGGGAAGCGGAAATAAGTCAAATATATAGAACACCATGGAGAAGGCTTGGCTTTGGGGATGAATGTAACCATCTTCCACAGACTAAATATCAAGAAAAATGGTGGAGTGTTGCTAGCGATATCGGCAAGCATCCTGGGATCCACGATCAAATTCACTTTGCAGAACATCTCCTTGAGGAGAAAATCGGAAATGATTTTTTAAGGAAAATGCCATGAACTCAAAAAGAATCGAATACGGAAATAGGCCGCCACAACTCTTAGTTTTAGAGAATTTCTTAAAAGAGGAAGAACTTTCTATATTTAGAAATCTTCTCCTTGGGGAATCTGACTGGGTAAAACAGGAAAAATATTACCCAGATATAAGGCAGCACTATACGTTAAGCAATGAAAAGGGCGAAAATCCAGATTTGCTCAAGATTGATAGAGAAATAAAAAATAAAATACATGAGGAGCTGGAGAAACACTACGGGCAACTCCTCTTCGTACCGACAAATCTTTCATATAACAGATGGATGATTGGCGATGAAATCAAGTCCCATAACGACAGTGGGCACCCATGGGGTGAACTAATAATAGAGGAAAGGGGTAATGAGAATCCTCCTGTTCCAATATCGGAACACTTTAACGATTATGCATCTGTTGTCTATTTAACCGATGAATACGATGGTGGAGAGTTCTTCTTCAACTACCTTGATTACAAAATCAAACCATCCGCTGGTGACGTAATCACATTTCCGGCAAATCATTTTTATACACACGGTGTAACAAAGCTTTTATCTGGAGAAAGAATGACAATTACTCTCTTTTGGCCAGGAGTTAGGTCTATTTGTCTGAGTCTTGTTAGTGAAGTTTATAGAAATTGGTGGAAGAGGGTTGATAATCCAGAACAGATATGGAAAGTAATTCCAAAGGGTTACATCGACTCCATCGATGAGGAAATGCTCCCTCAAAAACCAAAGGAAGAACATTGTCATGAGGAAAATAAAGAATCAATTATTGAACCCGAATGAACTTTACGCTCTTTCATTTTTCTCTAATCCTGCAGCAGATAGGGCTTTTTTCTCTATATATGACACAGCAAAATATGATGAGGAGACAAAAAAAAGTTTTATAGATAAAAATAAATCATATGAATACGTTAATGACAATGGAATAGTTGATTTTGATGGAAAATCATCCCCATACTCAATGAGAAAATTTTCAGAAAATCCGCACTATGCGTGTATTGGCTGCTCGTACACTGTTTCAAAAGGGCTTCCGGTTGATTATTCGTGGCCATCAATCGTTGAGCTGTTTACTGGCAAAACAGTAAATAATTACTCAGAAGTTGGGGCTGGGTATAGAAAAATATCAGCTCTCACTATGGATGCGTCCGCGAAATTCGGACCTCCAAAGCATGTTCTAGCGCTAATGCCTGACCCGTATAGGTTGTGGTTTCCCTACTCTTGGATTAATAGCGCTGAAGGCAATGAATCTAATGCCGATGGAGGTGTTGAAGACGGAAGAATAATATTTGGTCATGCCTACTGGGAAAAAACATTTGATTCATATATGCACAACAATATGGGGTTGGGAAATAAGCCACTACGGCTTGTCGATCACATGGGTAAAAAACATTTAATATCGCCAGAAACAGTTGCTTTTTCCAATATGTCAGCACTTCATTCCTTAAAGAAAATATTTGAATCTATGGAAATACCATTCGATTGTATGACTTGGTTTCATTCCAACTACCCGTCCCTTGCTGACTCTCATGATGTTTTCACCATTAAAAGAAAATCTGAACTGCGTCTCGAAACATCCACTAATCAGATAGCCAGATTTAGAGAAATGGAGATGAAGATAGGTGGAGATGGAAGGTGGAGGAGGCATGGCGCGCCATCAAGACTTGAGACGTGTGATCATGTACCACTGACAGAAAGTCAGGAGAAATTTTGGTACATATCAATAAATAGCCAACACCCCGGTCTGCATGATCAAATACATTACGCTGAGCAAATGCTGGGAGAAGAGATACCAGCTTCAATACTGGAGGAAATGCCGTGATATTCGGAAAGAGAGCAAGGGTAAGATTTTTTAGGTTTCTTACCTTTTTTTCGCTACTACGGTCAAGAGCTAAGGTTATTTTATTTAAGAAAATTAAAAATAAAGAAGACAAAGATTTCTATTTATACTAATTATTTATGATCAAAAATAATATTATATGGGGAATAAATGACTCGTCCCACGACGCCGCATTGAGCGTTGTTGTTGATGGACAAATAAAATTTGCTGCGCATTCAGAGCGCTATGACAAAATTAAAAATTCATTTTCCATATCCCCGGAGCTGCTGGATGATGCACTTGCGTACGGTACGCCATCATCCGTAGCTTATTTCGAAAAAAGAATGCTGAAAAAAGCAAGAAGAACACTATTCGGTGGCATAAATGGTGAATATAAAAATTTGTATAGAGATAAGTTTGAATATCTAAAGTCAATAAAGGAAAAACAATATAGCCACCACCTATCTCATGCTGCTGCCGGTTACTATACGTCCACATTCACGAATGCAACGATTATCGTCATAGATGCTATTGGAGAGTTTGAAACAGCAACAATATGGCAAGCATCTGGTAGATCAATCAGTAAGAAATTTTCTCTTCGCTACCCAGTATCTTTTGGACTTTTTTACAGCGCCTTCACCCACTTGCTTGGACTTGAGCCAGGGAAAGAGGAATACATATTGATGGGGATGGCTGGATTTGGAGATAAATCCATATTTAAATCAACAGTTAATTCTTATTTTCCCAATTTCAATCACCAGCCCATAAATATGCACAAAGGAATCCCCAATTGGCCCAATACGGTGATGTCCGAACAGGACAGATATGACATAGCTGCCTCCGTCCAGTCGGTATATGAGGATCGCCTATTGGAAATAATGGGATTTGCCCAAAGTTTATCTAGTTCTAAAAATCTTGTATTCATGGGCGGCTGTGCGCTCAACTGCAAGGCGAATGCATTAATAAGCGACATGTGGAGAAATGTTTGGATAATGCCAAATCCAGGTGATGCTGGGTCTAGTCTCGGCGCAGCTTTAGCGGAATATGGGGGGCATGTCGAATGGCATGGTCCATACCTAGGGAAAAATATTTCTGGAGATTATCCAGTTTCCAAGATAATAAGTGAACTTACGAATAGCGGCATAGTTGCTGTTGCGTCTGGACGAGCTGAGTTCGGGCCGCGAGCATTGGGTAATAGGAGCATTCTTGCTGATCCGAGGACTTTTGGAAACAAGGATGCCGTAAACAAAATTAAGAAGAGAGAGAAGTTTAGGCCATTCGCTCCAGTTGTGATGGCTGAACATGCATCTGAGTGGTTCGAAATGGATGGCGAGTCTCCATACATGCAGTTTGCCGTTAGGTGCAAAAACCCATCCCTGATACCAGCAGTTGTTCACGTGGATGGCACGAGCAGGGTTCAGACAGTGACAGCCAAACAGCATCCTGGCCTGTACAGAGTTCTAAAGGAATGGAAAAATATATCTGGAGTTCCAATTCTTTTAAACACAAGTTTAAATATAAAAAATCAACCATTACTAAATGATGAGGTTGATGCAGCAGTTTGGGCTGCAGAAAATAGTGAAATATCAATACTCGGTGGTGAATCGCAGATCTTTAATTAATGTTGTAGCATGATGCGCTGATGACATTCTTTGAAGAAAAATCACTTGTTGAGCCCGGCCACTTTGGCAATTCAAGCAAGAATATATTAATCATAAAAGATTTTGTTGATAAAAAAGATCTCGAGGTGATGCAGAATTTTTTTCCATCGATATCAGAGTGGGAAAATGGCAAGGATGACGAATTCAATGATGACGGAACATGCATATATGACTCATCGTATTGGCGGGATAGAATGTGCAGCGGTGAGATCCTGAAAAGGATATCACCAGAGATTTTCAGCCTTATTGATAAATATATACACAGAATGGCCGAGGCCATATCTGAAAAGTATGACGTGACAGTTTCATGTAGGCCTCCCGTTCTTGTCCGGTGGCTTCCCGGGAATAGCCAATCACCACATGCTGATAAACAGCTAAATGATGGAACCCCAAACCCATTTCCTACATATGATTTGAATTCAGTAATTTACTGGAATGACCACTTTACTGGTGGTGAAATATACTACCCACAGCACGGTATTGAGGTTGAGATAAAACCGGGCCTTGCAGTTGCCCATCCCGGGGATATAAATTACCTGCATGGCGTTAAGGAGATACTCTCTGGCGAACGCTGGACAACACCTTCTTTTTATACAATAACAAAACTAGGGAGAGAATAAAATGGAAGTAGCCGGTTATCTTGGGCATGCAAATGCTGGAATTGTTCTTTACAAGAACGTTTGGCCATCTGACTCCAACTTTGTAGAGCGACTTGAAGCCGTTCTTACTGACAGCGCCAGTGATAGATACAAGTGGAATCAGGCGATGGTTGGCGATCAGGTAATTATGAAAGATTACAGAGACTGCTTTGATTTCAAGTTGCGACAGAGCGATATTCCTATTACTGATGAGAATTATTCAGATCTAGGCGCTATTTATACAGAAGTTATATCTGGTGTTAGAGAGTGCGTAAAGCACTATTCTGGTCTGTATAACCTCTCCCTGGAATATGAAGAGGCTACAAATTTCGTCAAGTATGGAGAGGGGCAGCACTTCTCCGTTCACCCAGACTCTGGTTTTTCTTACAGCTGTGCAGTCTCGGCAATTGGCTACATCAATGGCGGTTACGAGGGTGGTGATTACTACATGCCATATCAGGGTCTTAAATTCTTCCCAGAAATGGGTGATGTAATCATCCACCCGTCTGATTTCATCTACGCACACGCCTCAATGCCTGTGACGAAGGGTACGAAATATTCTGCAGTCACAATGTATGACTACAACGACAGAAATCATCAGACTGGAAGTTATGGGTCAAATGTGTCTACAACTTCTGGTCTAGCAGCTGCATCTGGTCAGGTTTCCAGCATTTCATGAAGGTAGCCCTGACTAGGACTCACCAGAATCCACCTCAAATACGGCAGTGCCTAGTTAGGCGCGACTGGATGGACGACACATACAACAAGCATGCATACAAATGCCTTCCCCTTACAGAGGCAAATACCTCTGGGTGGGAGATGGTTTTGCAGCATGATGTTGTTGTTCAGTGGGATGGTGGTCAGTCAGTTCCGAGAGTTCTCTCTGGTGAGTTTGCAACATTCCAAGCAGATGGGCATGAATATCAAAAAGCAATAGTCATGCCAAGTATTGTCGGCATTATGTCATTTACAACTGGATGGACATTTTCTACACCAAAAAATATATGGACATGGGTATCTGGTGCTCCAAACTATTTCATTGATGGAGCCGTACCCCTAACTGCAACAATCCCGTCGGATTGGTGGCCAGATGAGTTCAATATGAATTGGAAAATAACGAAAATTGGAGAACCAGTGACATTCCCATCTGGAATGCCATTTATGTTTTTCCAGTTCTACGACACCTCATTGATGCCAATGGTTGAATTTGAAGTAGAAAATTATTGGGATAAGCCAGAGCTAATGGATGCCAGGGCCTCCTACGGGGAAGCAAAGATGAGGAAAGTCACCGAGCAGCCTTGGACATGGATGGGCGGAATAAGGACTGGCCTTGATGAAAAAGGTCAACAGATAGGCCCGCGACACGATGGTCACATGAGATTGGATGAGCCGAAGTGAAAAAATTAAAAGGTGGCATTGCTGCTGGACTCAGGTTGGGAAATCTGGGTTTCAAGGTGCGTGGCGTTACGCCAAGGGAAGTGATCGATGATGCGGATTACTTTGGTGAAATATTAGTAAGAAACAAAATGATCGGATTTATAGGACTTAATCCCAGCAATGAAGAGTTTTGCGAGATCATGCGTCACATCTATAAGGGCGATAATGATTACTCTTCTTTGATGCCTGGCTTACTCTTTGACCAAAAACATGCCGGAAACCTGAATACACAGACAGAAGATGTTGAGTGGTTTATAAATTCACAGTGGCATATGGATAACCCATTCCTCGAAGAGGTTCCTTCTTATACTGGCGTGAGAATGGATAAATTCACATGCTCGAACGATGTTGGTCAAACGCATGTCTATAGTCTCGTCAATGCATATAGAGATTGCCCTGACCATATAAAGCCATATCTTGAAAATGCATATTTGATAAATGCAACTGGGTTTGTTGGCGAATCAATAGACGAACTCCCCAAGCACCCGGCGCTCAGAACTCATCCATGCACTGGTGAGACAATGCTTTTCTGGTCTGGCCATGACATGAGACTTGACTCAGACGATAATCCACAGTGGTTTATCGATCTGAAGAAATACATGCAGGAACAGTTGACGAATCCGGAACTTCGTTACACATGGTGGTGGGGCGAGGGTGACCTTATTATCTGGGATAACAGGGCAGTTCTCCACTCCTTTTCACCTGGCTGGTCGCATGATCAAAGAGTATTCACTAGATGCGAAGTTGGCAAAGAGAAACCCAAGTATGAGCCGAATAGAAAGATAGTGGTAAATTCTGACTTTGGGGATACGTGGAGCATAGAGGGTGTAGAGAGAGACAATACAGTAGGACCAAACCCTGACCATATCCCACTTGTATTTACAAAAGGCATCTATGCGCTGAGCGAATATTCACACCTGTATCAAAAAGTTACAATGTTTGTTTATTCGGAAGATGGATCCATCCCAAATGATGTAATAGATTTCCAGAATTCAATAGGCAATGAAGACTTTAAAGTTATTGCAGTTGAACCATGGGTTGGTAGTGATAAATCTGAAGACAGAATGCGTAGGTTTTCAAGGGCATACCTTTCAGGACTGCCACTATTCGGGCAAAAGTTCTTATTCACCCAAAATGGCGATCTTGAAAGATGTTTTGGGCCAGACGATGACTTATTCCGAACCGAGCCATACGAGGACGGAAGACCAGCACCAGTCCCACTTGTAAAAACACTCGTTGAGATGCACCCAGATATGCGGCATGCTGGTCATGCTTGGCATTACCCATGCTGGTTTCCACATCAAAGAAAACTGAAATTTAGGCCATGGGATTACCATAATCTTTCATTCTTTGAATACGAGCAATTCAATGGAGCTCCACCACCAGAGGATTTCCTTGTCCAATTTGCGATAGATAGCGTTTATGGGTGTTTTAATCACATTCAGTCAAATGAAGATAGAAAAAAATTGATTGAAAGAATCATTGACTACATGCAATACATGATTGATCTTGGTGAGTATGAACGTGATCGGTAAACATCTTGGCGGCGGTGTTGTTCTTTACGAAGAAGTATTTTCGCTTGACTGGGAGTGGGTTAGGAATTTCTGTCATGCAACCCTGGCTCAGGAGCGTGATGCAATGTACACCCCTGGAGTTGACCCAATTACCGGGGAAGATGGATACATAAACAAGAGTAACTACTTCTTCAAAAAAGACTCTATTGACGTAATGCCATGGCGTGGAAGTTTGATACATCAAAATTCAGACAAAAGGGTTCAGGAAACAATTGACTATCTTGAAGATGTCAAAGACTCATGCCTGCAAGACTATCTGAGGAAATTTCCACTGGCAGGAAAGTGTATTTGGTGGAGAATACGTGGACATATAGTTGCCTATCCAAAAGGTTCATTTCTTGGTCTTCACGCAGATATTCAAACAGAATATGAATATGGAAAGCCACATCCAAAAGATCAACTTGCAACTAGAAATATAGTTTCAACAGTCGCATATATCAATGACTGTTTCGACACCGAAGAAGAGAACGATGGAACTGGATTTACTGGCGGTCATCACTACTTCAATTACCTCGATATAGCAATAAAGCCCAAAAAGGGTTCTGTAATATTTTTTCCTTCAAATTACGTCGCAGCTCACGAGGTTCAACCAGTTACATCCGGAACAAGATACTCATACCTTGGCTGGTATTGTCAGGGGACGCCAAATAGTGATGTTCTTGAAAATGTCATTGATCCGATTGCAAATCCTGAAGCAGCAAGAATTTCCTCGAACATCTACATGACAACCGGTTATAAGCTAAAAGACAACGGAGATCAGAAATGAAGGTCGGAATACTCCATACTGGCAAAATGGGATATTCGCTAGCTACGGCGGCAAAGCGCAATGGTCACGACGTTTACTGGGCTTCATCGGGAAGGTCAAATGCCAGTATCGAACGAGGGAAAAGCGGTGATCTTATTGATTTGGTCACCATTGAGAGAATGTCAACAGAATGTGATGTCATTGTTTCAATATGCATGGGTGCTGGCGTTATGCCGAATGCAAAATCTGTAATAGACGCAAAATTTTCTGGAATTTACGTAGATGCAAATCACATTGGAGATGCATCGCACGAAGATCATCTTTCAGAGATGCTCAATAGTGCTGGAATTAGTTATGTTGATGCATCAATATACGGGTGGCCTTATCCGCACGAAAATGATCCAAACGGCGAAAGGACACTTTACCTATTCGGTCAAGATGCTGGGAAGATTGGTCAAATATTTAATGGCGAAATATTTGAATGCAAAGTTTCAGAAATCTCAGCTAAAGAAATAAAGAGACAAAGGGAAGTTGCAGATAGGACAAACTGCATGCCTCATATCAACCATGGGTATGGGGTTGTTGAGTTTCCCGATGCCCTAAATATAGACAATAAGTTTATTGATGAATACATGATGAGAAGAGAAGCCGACGAGCCGCAGGATTACTACATAGACGATGAGGGCTTTTACGTAAATAGGGGCGGGTATAGATTTACAAAATCACAGGTGGACCAAGCTCCGCGCAGATATCTGAAACTGTTCAACGAGTCATCACCAAAAGAAGATATTGACTTATATAACAACATAGAGATATGTGTTTCAAAGTGCATTAACGCATATCGCGGGATATACCCAGAGGTATACGACTGTCTTCAATGGAGAACGGATGCGCATATAGCCTCTTACCCACCTATTGCAGGCATGGGGATGCATCACGATAATGCAATAGGTACTGCTGGCAAGAACGAGAATCCAATTTTTAATGTTCTGTCGATGTCGCTGATTCTTTCGGATAGGTGCGAAGGTGGCGAGTTGGAGTTTAAGTATATAAGCAAGGTATTTAAACCTAAAAATGGGACACTAATTATCTACCCTTCCGGATTTCTTGGCAGTCATGCAGTACGACCCGTTGAGTCAGGCGTCAGGATTTCCTACCTTGAATTCTTTGGGCATGGGAGCGTTAGTGGCCAGATAAAGCCAATATGATATGTTCTAAATCAAATGAAAGTAATCGATAACTTCCTAGACAAAGATACTTGTCTGAAAATAATCAATGATCACTCATTTTTCCCCAGATCAATGGGTGATGATGAAAGAATTGCTTCGGAAATAAATTCTTACCACAGTGAGCAGTCCGACTGTTTTGCCCCATACATGTTTTGGGATGGGTGGCACAAGTCTCAGCCGAGGACCATCAGGCAAGAAGTTGTAAAGAAGATATGGGAAAATAATCTTCCATTCCCACTGGACGATTTATGTGGTTTTGAGTACTGGACGAGGACATTCAATGCTGGCCAGTATCTTGGGCCACACGTTGACGAGGATACTTTCAGATACGCCAAGACGAAAGTTCTCACTGGACCAAGGATAGGGTGCGTCTATTACGGTCCAGAAACAGATGCCGATAACGGTGGATTTCTCGAAATGTATCCATCGGTAATAGATGATTTTAGTGAAAATGCTCTTGAGCAGGAAATTGTCGCACCACTACTGGTTGACGTATCAAAGAGGGAAAGAATTGCCTGTAAAGCAAATAGGCTAATTATCTTTGATGCCGGACACGTTTTACATGGGACTACTCCAGCAATGTCTGGAAAAAGAAACGTCATGGTTGTCAATGTGTGGCACAGAAATCTGCCACCAACAGCGCTTGACACTGGCGAGTTCTACTATGAATAAGGCCTTTCCGTAGTAAAATATTGGCAGTAGATTCGCGCAAATCTTACGTACAGGAGAAGGCCAATGGCTACGTTTAAAATAAGTGCACTAGTCCCATCTGATTCAAAGAGGGAGATACTGCAAAGAGCGATGGAGCAAGCAAGCTCAGAGGTTTTCCGAATTGCAATAGAAGCCTTGATCGACCCAGATACCTTGGGGGAGGGATGGAAAGCTTCTGACTCTGGACTGGAGGAAGGCCATTTCCTCTGGGCCTCTGCTGAATTGCTTGAATTTCATCTAAAAAGGTATTTTTCAGCAAAGAATCAGCTAGAAGCGCTTTCATAGGTCGATTGAATATGAGCGAAATATCCAATAACTCGCCATCCAACTATGTACACGAAGAGGTAAGGCTGCGAATAGCCGGAAGAGAGATAGTTGAGAATGCGCGACGCATTTTTGAACTATGCGAAATGCTTGGCATAGATCCGGATTCAGTTTCTGAAGATTGGAAAAAAGAAGATATTGGCATAGTCCAGGAAGTCGTAGACAATACTCCGGTTATAAAAGCGGCAGAATATGACGGACTCCCAATATTCTTTACATCTAGAGCCGTAGCTACAGGTGGCGATAAGCTAGAGAGACTTAAGCCTTTTGCTGAAATGCTCGAGTATCACATTAAAAAACATGTGATATTGCTAAAAAAATCAGAACAAATAAAAGAAGAAAAAGAAAATTCCACAAGAAGCTGGATTACAAATGGGCACTTTCACTGGTGCTCAAATTGCAATCAGGTTTTTGGTTGCGACTCTCCAAATCAAGACGGAAAAGTGAGTTGCACATTTTGTGGAGAATATGGGCAGTTTTGAGAAGGTAGATAAAAATGGCATTATCTGAGAATCAGGTTTCCAGAGCAAAAAATGAAGCTTTACAGTATTTGGAGTACTCCAGTTACATGCTCTGCCTCATGCTGGGCATTGACCCAGAAAATATAGATAATGAAATAGATCTTGATGTCCCAAGCACGGGCTCATATACGCCAGATAATGTTTTGCAGCTCAAATCTGCCATTGATTGCCTTAAGAGACAAGTAGAAGTCATAGAAAGTATTGTTTGATGAAGATCTCAAAAGAGATTTTTGAAATTGCATCAGGGGCAAAAAAGTTAGAAGAAGCTGCCCAATTAAACGGGATGTTCATAACTGCATATAACAGCAATCTTGGAATATCAAGATCAAAAACTAGTATTTCGCCAGCTGGCAAGGTTTTCTCCCCGGAACCAGCAATAGACAGAACTGATGACACAATTTCCTGGAATAGCTCGGTTAACTGTCCAGTATTTTCATCTGACAATTACATAATTCGATGCCCAATGTACTCTGAGTCAAATAATTCAATAAATCAATCAAGTGAACCAATTTATTACTTAATCCTAGAGAGTGCGAGGGGGTAGAGATTTATGCCCATAAGAAACTCTTGGGAAACTGAAAATAAAACATTTTCAGTGGAAAATGCAATAGATGAAATAGAAGTAGAAATGTCTGCAATAATGTTCATCTCTGGTATGGATGGCAGCCTTGTCGGTGAATATGAAATAGAAGAAATGATTTCTGAACTCAAAAAATCATTTCCAGTCCTAAGGCAGTCAATCGAAGTCGATAGCGTAGTATCTGGCATAAAGCCTGGCTACGAATTTTATATAAATAAGAACTTCCAAAAGCTTAGTCTTCTTCTTAGGCGCAATAATCGCTGGTTGAAAATAGCTAAATATATAAGGTCTGATCAAAATGGCTAGAGGTTGGGTCGATAGGGCCCGGATATCCAGAAGGCTCTCTAGAGCTGGTCTTGAAGAATCTTTTTCTGCGGAAATTCAAGATCTATCTGACTACGCTAAAAAAATAAAAGAATTCCATGAATTGGCTGCCGTGGATAGAAGGGCAGTTGCTGTTGGCACAGACCTGGAGGCCCACTGGCACGAAGCGATGATTTCCGTCAATGACGATTTGGCTCATGTCATTTGGCAGAACATATCTCAAGTAAAAATGTGGTACGACCTGCTGATACCAGGTGGTACTGCTGAAAATCCGCAAAAAGTTCTGACATACATGCAATTCCCATGGTCTTTTATGATGGATTACATGTCTGAAAGAACAAAAGAATTTACATTCATAAATAATATTGATTTATATTATTTTGAAAAATTCTACCTTACTGAACAAAAACTCTCGGAATATCCAAATATCAGATATTCCGCAATCGACTCTGCTGACATAACATCTGGCGGATCGGCGTATTCTTACGACATGGTTAGAGCGACTGGTTTCGGCATAAACAGACCATCAATGAGGGTCCTTGAATCACTAATGGATTCTGTAAAGGTTGGCGGGACGTTCATTCTTTCTGATTCATCGGATTACGGAATGCTCTATATGACAGCAGATTCAGAGATAACTTCCGAGTTTTTGGATTATGGGAAATACATAGCCAGCAGGGGCGATTTCATTTCATACCACCTGCCATATGATGTAGGATTAACTGTCACGAAGAGGATTAGTTAACTTCCAACACAGAGGCAAAAATGAAGCTAGACATAAAGCACCTAGAGATCCCCAAATTGGGTCCAACTGGTTGTGAGGAAATAAACAAAATTGAGTATGTCAATCACGGAACTGGCGTTATGCAGTTCAAGTCCGTCATTGATGTGCCGCAGTCAAAAATATTGCCATACATAGACGAGTACTCCTATGTGCCAAGTTGCGGTCTGGAGATCTATGAGGAAAATGGTGTAAAAAAAGCTCGAGACTTTGAGGGGAACGAGCAGCCATACGAGAACTTACTAGCACTTCCATTGAGGCTGGGTGGATTTGGAATGCCAGGCCCAGTAGAAGACTATACAGATCCAGACATTGTTAAATTTTTTAATGACTGTGAGCGCGCCCTTTATCTGTGTCTAATGAGATATATAGACATACATCCATTGATACTTAACACAATTTGGTGGAAAGGCCGTGGTCATGTTCTCAAGTACCTTCCGGGAGCATCTCTCGGAATGCATAACGATAATGATACAAACTTCAGAGTAATAGACGGACAGAGGTACTTCTCACAAAGAGAAGTGGCTATGTATCAAGTGGTAAATGCCATAATCTACTTCAACGACTCATACGACGGCGGAGAGTTTAGATTCCCCTATGCAGACGTGACCCTCAAGCCGAATACTGGTGACATAGTATTTTTCCCGGCAAATTACATAGGCACTCATGCTGTTGCGCCAATAAGAAGTGGAGAGAGGTATACGTATCTCGCCCAATTTGGTCATGGCGTTGCAAAGAATGATGAGGTAAGAGAAGCGCAGGAGAGCGTAGATTGGCTTCCTCCTGTTTATCTTCCATTTGTTTACCAAGATGCAGAGAAGTTCTCTAAGTCTGGTTATTCACATTTCGATGACTCAACTGAGCGCGCATTGGGTCTTCACAATAATACGGTTATATCACAATGCAGATCAGTTGAAGGTGCCCCTACTGGGACAAAAATTCCATATGAAGAGGATTAAATCGTCAGACCAATACATTGTTAAATACCCTGGACTTCTAGAAGTTTCAAAAAATTCTAGCAAGTATGCAGAAATATTAAAGACTCACGGAATTCTTTGTTTTAGAGAGGCAAATCTTGGTGATGAAACATCAATAGATGTACTGACCGAGATTTCAAATCATTTTCACTGGACGCCAACATACAGTAAACAAAACGGAAGAGTTTCCAACTGGAAATACACTCAGCATTACGATGACAGAGTAGGCGAAGACAAAGAATTCAAACCGCTGGTCTCCTCCACAAAACTCGTCAATCCATGGCATTTAGAGGGGATGTACAAAAAACATACCCAACACGCTGCGGGCTGGAATATGAGAAACTTTAAGTGCTCAAGCAGTGTTGGGCAGACTGGTTTCATAGATGCTTCTGAGCTTGTTGAAAAAATGCCTAGGGATATGTATTCATTCTTAAAAGTATCAAAATTGATGCATTACCCAATATTTGTAACAGAAAGGCCTGATCCGGATGAAATGACATCTCATTTCATGAAAATGGTCTCGCTCTTGCAGTCAGAAATATGGTCCAAGGATGGACATATGGAGATAGCAAGTAATGCCCATAGTGCGATACAGCAACATCCGCTAATGGGATATGAGGTTCTTAGGCTGTGTCCGTGTGTTGAGCAATGGGGCAATCAGCATATTCTTTTTTCGGTTAATGGGGAAAAGCCATCTATTGACGATAATCAATTTTTTAAATCAATACAAGAGTGGTTAACCATCCAGATAGGGTCAGGGGAAAATATATGGCTCCACGAGTGGGAGCAGGGTGATTTTCTAATTCCAGATTTATTTATAATGATTCACGCAGCGAGAGCTGGATTTTCTTCTGGGGAAAGAGAATTTGATGGTTTCTGGTGCTTTGAATCAGGTATAGACTACAGCGATGAAAGTTGGCATTTCAGGAAGGCTAAACCGTAATGGAACTCAGTCCACAGACAATAATTGACGAGCTGCTCAAGAAGGTAAATACTTTGACAGCAGAGAATATAATTCTCTCTGCTCAAGTAAAGACGCTAGGCGACAAAATGGCTGGATTCTCAGCCGTATCGCCTTCAGGTGTGATGGCGGAGACAATAAGCAGTCAGGGTAAATATGAAGAGGCTGTTTCGCAAGGTAGAATTGGTGCACCGCAGATTATAGAAGATCCGGCCAGGCCAATCGAAGAAGAATAACTACCACTTGCCCAATGGGCAAACTGCTTCAGCAAGTTTTACCTTTAGCTTCATGAAGCAGCCGCATTCACGGCACTGCTTGGTTATATTTGTCAGCCTATCGCAGTCTTCGCATATTGAGTAACGTTCTCGTTCTGTTGACTTATTTACAAATTCCGTATCTGATTTCAGAAGGTCAACTGGCGAAACATTTTTTCCAGTAGTTCTTTTGAATTTCATTGTGGTTGCGGTCTAAATAGAACCCAGGAAACAGTTTCTTCATCCCAGTAATATCTTTGGTTAATAACATATTCTCCATACTCTTCTGGCCAATCAGATTCAGAGATCAAAGATGGATATTGAATTGGCGGAGCCCATGATCCATCATCTTGCAAAACCCATGAAGGGTAATGGTCGGGGTTTTTATCTATGAAACAATCTGCTTCAGGATTATATGTACCGCCAATCATTGCATATCTTTTTTCCGGTACGTCTTTGAAAGTTTGAACTATCCGACTATGTCCAAGGATATAAATTAGAGAATTTAACTCTGATTCATAATCGCTTTCAGTTTCTCCGCCTAATATATTTACGACAATATTATTTTCATCTAGTTCTGCAAAATAAAAAGAGTTCATCACGGATCAGCTAAGCTCCCTCCATCGCGGTGCGGTCCGGTGTATGTTATTACAAAAAGACCAGCGTTGCCACCCGATGCGTTGTTGTTATCGAAGCCACCTTGCCCACCGGCGCCAACGGAAGTAGATGATCCACCAGCCCCCCACGATCCATATCCAGCTCCCCCATAGGGTGCTAGATTGAAATAACCCGGCCCGCCAGGCCCAACACCGAAATATGATGATCCGCCATTTATGTCAGTTGCCGCACCACCAGCACCGCCACCGCCGCCACCATAGCTTAGATTTCCGACATATCCATAATAGTAATTACCGCCACCACGCGGAGATGCTCCACCCTGGGCACCAGCTGCCGGGGTTCCGCCCTCTGCTGAAACCGTTCCCGCAGAGTATGTGAAAGACGTAGTTCCACCGTATCCATTAACACCACCTGGCCCGCCTCTTGTTGCAGCAATATTATTATTTGAAGTTATCCCCGATGATGTTACGTAACGTCCGCCGCCACCACCACCAGCTCCATAACCCGAATTGCTAGTTCCACCACCACCACCGCCAGCGAGATCAACAGATATTGATGTTATGTCTACGCCATAAGACGGTTTAGTTACGTGCATTGATGATATATTGTTATTAGTTGAATTATATGTATAAGTCCCATATGTATTAAAGTCAACTGCTGTTCCATTGAAAACAGATATTGTTGGGCTGAGTGTACCAGTTTTGGTAACTGTCGCCCCACCCCTATAACTCACAGTTATTCTGTAATATACTGTAGTAACTATTCCTAGCGCAAGTGACCATGTAGTTGATTGTTCAGAATTGCTAGCTCCGATATTAACGGACAAATTTCCACCAGATGTTGCGCTGTTGTTGTATAGACCAGACCCAGTATCCCATCCAACGCTAACGGTTGCAGTACTTCCATTTGGTGTTACTTTTGTTGTTATGCTATTCGATGCTCCTGTATTCGTAACCAGCACTCTCCATGAATGTGCTGTTTTTGCAGCAAGCCCACTGAGTGAACTTCCTGATGGAGTTACTGCAGTTCCACTAATTCTTTCGTAACCGGCAAATGCGGCACCAGATCCAAGTGAATAGCCAAGGGTTGCCGTCGTAGTGCTAACTCCAGAAACTGAAGTTGTGCTTGTTCCTGGCGTTGTAGCGGTAGATGATTTTGTTTCTGTTCCAAAAGATGGAGGAGCATACGGAGCATCATTTGCAGACAATGAATTAAGACTTTGTCCAGCAGCATTTTGTGCACGAACCCTAAAGTAGTAAGTAGTGCCATTTGTTAAACCGCTAACAGTTCTTGACGTACTCGTGCTACCAGTATTTATTGTCGTAACACCGCTAGAAAAGTTCAAAACTGTCGAGTAGTCAATATAGTAATTTGTTATTGCGCTACCACCTGTATTTGCTGCACCAGATGGAGCGGTCCATGAAACAACTACTTCACCTGAAGTTGCGTTTGCTGAAGCAGAAACGCTAGTTGGTGCTGCTGGAACTGTAAATGGAGTTACTGAGCCAGTAGTTGCTGCAGCTGAAGTGATGCCAGAACCAGACTGCTTGACTATGGAAAATGTATAAGCTGTTCCAGCAGTTAACGTTCCAGCTGAAAATGCTATTGGCGAACTAGCAGCCGATGCTGTCACGCTGCCAGGATTTGATGTTGCAACATAGTTGCCAGAAGGTTTACCAGGGTTTGTTGATGCAGTGAATGAAACAGATACTGCTCCAGCAGTTCCATTGACAGTCCCAGCAGATGCGGAAGCAGATACCGATGTCGGCGGCGTTGGCAGTCTTGCGCTAGCTCCTGGCTGAGATATGGGAAATGCTGGCATGATTAAGCCTTCAGGTCACCAATAACGTACCAGTCGTTGGTGCCGCGATTTATCAATGTGACGCTCGAATATTGAGTTCTTAGAACAGCAACTGTTGATGAAGCAAGTGGAGTGCCGCGAAGTGTTTGCCCTGGGAATGATACAGAAGCAGATCCAGTGCTCATCTGCATAATTGTAACTTGTGAACCTATTGTCCATCCAGTGCCAGTTACAAATACAGTTCCCGCAGTGGACGAGTCAGTTTCTATAAATCTTCCATCACTTGCTGCTGTTATTGATGCACTGTTTGCGACGCTTGCTGTAGTTATGTGGCCCACAACATTCCCGGTAACAGATACGGATCCGCCAACGGATGCATTTCCTACAGCCGTAAATGCACCAGCAACCGATGCAGCACCAGATATTGCCGCACTTCCGCTCACTGAAAGGATGTCGTCAATAGTTACTGTGCCACCGGCTGAATCAAGGATTAAATTTCCACTTGATGTATCAATTTCGCCAGCTGCAGTTATTCCAATCTGAACGGCATCCAGTGTTGCACCAGCAAATGTTGGATTTGCAGCCGTATGTATATTTTGAGGTAGCGACAACGTAACGGCTGCAGTTTCTGTACCAGATCCGGAAACTGTAATTTGATTTGTTGTACCAGCGACTGTGGCAACATAGTTTCCAGTTGTGTCAGTGCCCAGGGCAATTCCGTTGCTACTTACGGTTATTACGCCAGTATCACTAATAGTTGCGTCACCAGAAAGTGTTACATATGTAGGAACACCGCTGCTGTTACAAACTATTATTTGCCCAGAAGCCCCATCGATAAGTCTATTAAGTTCTAGGATCCCCTCGGAAACCTGTGAGCTTTGGGAAACTGCGAACTGCGACGAGTCAACCCACTGGGTGCCATCATAAAACTGTATAAGGTTTGACGCCTTGATATAGCAAACCCTTCCCTCGGAAAGGGTTGGTTCACCAGATCCACCAAATGCTGCGTCTCTTGCTGCCGTAGTATCGAATACGCAGACAGCCTGGTCCATGAGGTAACCATTTACCTCATCTGCTGTTAGCGTTTCGCCGCTAACAAATTTTTTTATTCCTAAACCAGACATTTGCGCTCCTTGATATCTATGATTTTATCATTTATATAATGTGTAAAAAAATATGATAAGTATTTACTAGCCAAGAGGAAATTCATCCAAGATTCCCAACGTGTCGTTATCTAACGTAAATTCAAACTCATCCACTGTTGTGTGGTAAATCGCATAACCCATAGGCCTTGCTGGTTCTACTGCATCAAGAACCATGAAGCTCTCCTCTCCGGCTGCATCAACATCTGGGGTTTCTGCAACCAAAGTTATTATCTGTATTTTGAATGGGTCTCCAAGATACCTACGAGAAATTGCTACAGAAAAACTAGAGTTATTCAGTTTGTAAAGAACTTTCTTTGCTGCACTAGATATTGCATCACGGCTTCCAGCTGAATTTCCGTAATAGCCAGTTAGTAGCTGCCATCTGCTGTACTCATCTTCAAGAGAAGTTGAGTCATACAGCCTAGAGCCATCACTACCTATTATGTTTCGCTTGAGTTTTGCCCCATTAAACTGGGCCAACCACGTCATGTACCTTGGTTCAATAAAGTTTGGATTTACAAGAGTTGAGTTTGTTAATTTATCTAGTTGATTTGATAGTGCTGCAATTTCATTAACTTCATATGGAAAATACTCTCTATACATTTCATATGTTTCTCCAGCAATATTGAAAAGGCAGTCAATAAGTCTGTGAAATGGAGCAATTGGATTGACCTGCTCATAATCTATGTCCCAGTAAAAATCTGGCATATATAAACGAGCCTGATTCACAAATGTGTTTTCGTAGTACATCTGATCATCAATTAGGTGCGGAAGTGTCATATATATTGGCTGACCTTCATGACCTGAAAAGGTTATTGATGCAGATACAGAGTAAGTTGCTGAACTTGATTGTGGAATAGTTACTGTATTTGACCTAGCGGCACCATATCTTCCACCGAATATCTCTTGGGAATATCCATCACCTATAGTTTCACCATCAACTGAAAGCAGCGCTGTAATCGTTGATTTAACTGATGGATGAACTTTGGCATTAAAAGAGAATCTTCTGCTGTTATCAGCAAGAACTAATTCTGTTCCTGGAAGATAAATAGTTACATCACTACTAGTACTTGGAGATATCTTCAGAGCATAGACATCAAGATTACTTTGACCCTCTGATGTCACAGATAGTGTCGCTCGAGTACTCAAAACATTATTTTCCAAATATTCTGGAGTCTTCCATCCATCTGCATATATTGGAGTAATTTCTCCAGTTGTTGGAACAAAACTTACAGAGCCAGAAGCAAGAGATATTGCGCTTAATGTAGATATTGTTTTAAAATAAATATTAGA